TATGTTAAGGGCGACCAGTTCCAACACGAAGATGTAGGTGACAACCGGGCGAACCGAGGCTCGCAGGTTAACCATCCACTGGCTAGCGCCTTTTCCGATTTCAATGTCATGCTGATATAGAGCCTGACGCTCCTCGCCAGCCGTCTGAGTCTGAATCTGCTCTAGCTTGATCTCTTCGACGCGCGCCTGAGCCAGAAAACCACGCTCAGCTAAAGCCAACTCGCGCTCCTTCTGGGCGGCAACGAGAGCCAGTTCGTGCTTCTTGTCTTGCCGGTCTTGGAAGATCTGCAAAATCTTGGGCAACCCGCCCGCCAGAAAAGACAGGAAGGTGCTAATCATGGTCATCATTTGTCGTTCCTCTTGTTAAGCAGATCAAATAAAGTCTTGATCTTGTCTTCTAGCACCGCCACGCGCAGGTCTAACTTAGACAGCACAATGATTAAGGTGATCATCGCCAGAATGACCGGCCATGCACGGGTAAAAATCTCGAAGAGTTCCATAGGTACCCCTTACAGCACGTTATAGATAGGCAGCAGCCGGTCTTTAAGCGTCCGGTCTACGCGCCAACCATTCTCAAATGCAACGTCAATCGTCTCTGCGGTAGGCCCAAGGAGGTTGAACAGAGGGCTGTCGCCGAAATTAGTGGCCTGTGACGCGCCAGTTATCAGACCAAACGGACCGCTAAAATTCGACTTCTCGAACGCCGTACCAAGGTACTCCGGCCAGTCCATACGGTCTGTCTTGAAGTACTTCTGGTCGGCTTCAACGAATGGGAACAGCGCGGCTAGGCCAAACTTCGCGTACTCACGAAGCTCCATACCCATCATGGCAAGCGGCATAGTGGCTACAGCAGTTAGGGCCATCAAACCAACTGCCGACCCGACTCGACCCCATGGTGTACCGATGTTCTGCTCACGGAGGCGAGTCTCAGCCTCGCTAAACATACCGCCGAGAATGACTTTACCGTACGAGTAGAAGTAACCCTTAAGCTGCCATATCAAAGCGAAGTGCGGGTCGGACGCCCAGACAGGACGCTCTGCTGCGTTCGGACGCAGAGTCGATGACTCCACAAACCGCTGCAGACCTTGAGCCACCTTCTTGCCTTCCGGCGTAGTCATCTTTCGCCCACTGTCGATCCAAGCCAGAACTTCTTCGCGGGTTAGACCGAGTTCGCTTAGGTAACGATCCGCGCGGGGGTTATTGAACTCGTTGCGTGCGTGCTTAGTGATGAACTGCACGCCCATACCAGCCGCAAACTCACGGGTAAACCGGGTGAACCAGTTAAGACCGGTGATGTTGAACCACCAGTCCGACGCTTTGCGCGCCATTGGATCCATGTAGTCCGCATCTGCTTCAGTGATCCAGGAGTTAGCTACAGCTTCTGGAGTAACTACGCCGATATCGCGAGCCAACTGCATGGCCTCGTCGCGGTTTTTGATCGTGGCGATGACTTCTTTCATACCGGTCGTAAGCGCTCCAAATTCCTTTGAAGCGATCACTGGACCAGCGAGGTCAGTCACTGACGAGATAGCAGCGAACGGAAGAATCGTGACGAACTGGAGGAACTGCCCCCAGCTATTGAGCTTACGCCAGAACGGGCTAAGCGGTGCACGGTAGCCCATGTAGGTGTTGATAACGCCAAGAGCAGCTTCGCGGTCCTCTGGATTCAGTGAGTCAAGAAGCGGCTTAAGCCGATCGTTACCTTGGTCATCCTTTGTTGCGCGGTCAAATTCTACGCGCTTAATAACGCTGCGAACGTAACGCGAGAACGCTTCCTTGGGCGGTACGAGGAACTGACGCAAGTCGTTACGAGACACGTTGGCTGTAAGCCTCAGAGCCTCGTTCACTCCGGAGTTCGGATCTAACGGGTTGCCTTCAACGTTGTCGCCGTTGACGATGGCCTGCTGCAGATCGACCAGCTTTTCTACCCGGCTACGGATAGTCTGCGGATTAGCGGTCGGATCAGAACGGACGATCAGATCAACAAATGCCTGCGGGTCGTTAGCGATGGCAATGAGATCAAGAACACGCGGGTAGTAGTTCTTCTGGAACCCGATTTTAGTCTTAGACTGGGTAACGTACTCAGCATAGAACTGCTCAAGGAACTGACGTATGGCTAGCGCTTTGCCAGTCAATTGAGCGGTTGGGGTATCAGACTCCGCCTCAGCAAACGCTGCATCCAAAGCCGGGTCGTCCATCGCACCGATTTCTTTCTCGATGCGGTTCTTGTACTCATCAAACGTACGCGCAGCCTGCGGCACAAAACCAAGTCGGCCCTTGCCAGTAGGATCTTGTGCACGGACGTAGAACATATCCGCAATCTCGTTGCCGCCGTACATACGGAGAACTCCGTCTGCAGTAGCTACGAACTTGAGGATCGGCTTAACGTACTTGTTACGCTTGATTCCAGCAATCTTCGATTGCCAGTGTGCGGCAAGAGCCGGTCCACCAGCTTGAATCGTCATTTCATCAAGCTGGTATACGAACGCTTTTTCAGTGAATCCAAGCCCGTTCTCATTCACGTTAGTGCGACGGGAATCAAGGACCGCGTCCATGAACTGCTCAAAGCTCTCGTTAACGGCTCCGAGTCTGCCGCCGAATCGCTTGCGAAGGTTCTCGCTAGTGGATTTCCAAAGCTGCTCGAGGCGGCCGACAAACTCTTTAAAGAACTTGTCAACGAGACTCTTAGGCTGGCTCTTCGCCTGACCTTTTCTGTAACGCTTATTAGCCCACAGTGCTACCTGGTCTGAGAACCACTCTTCAAAGCCCCTGTCGAACCCGTACTGATCCTTCAGCTGCTTAAATGCTGGCGAGCTTTGATACGCTTTGAAAAGACGCTCACGAAGCGCTTTATTAGTTAGCGCTTTATCACGCTCTTCCTTATACAGGCTGTGGCCGATCTCGTGCGCCACTACAAGAGCGTCCTGGAGTTGGTTACCAGACTCTCGGAATATGATGACCTTTCCAAACTCACCAGCGATGTGCCGTCCGAGCTTATTCGGATTGGCACGCATCTGATTGAGGCTGAGACGAATGGCAGCCAAACCGCTCGGGAACTCGGCCTCGAGTTGCTCTCGGGTCATAGCCTCTAGTTCAGCAAGCGTGTAGATACGCGGCGGGCTCTGCAGCTTAAGCGTATCAATCAAGTCGTTGATTACGCTGCGAACCATGCTGTCGATCGAGTTAGAAACTCGTTCGCGTACAGTGCGTTGCTCAGCCGCTGGGCTAAAGGTACTAGGAGCAGCGCCACGGCGAAGATCGATAGCAGAGACCGGCGTGTCGATGTTCATCGGCGTAAGTAGCTCATCGCCACGTACGCCCGACTCGATCATTCTGTCAGTCTCAGAACGTCCGTCAGATACCTCATCTGGCCTGTCTGAAAGCTCCTGCTCTCTAGTCAAACCGGCTTCGCGTTGTTCCGCTGTAAGCGGCTCAAACGGCGCTGTCTTAAGGAGGTCGTTCAAAGAGACGCGCTTTGTACCTACGACCGCTGCCGTTACGTTGCCTAACTTTTTTGGGATCGCAGAAGCAGCGGCAGGGTTGCGGTCAGGGGTTAACTGGAACCCAGGGAACAAAGACTGCCCGTCGATCTGGACGTCGTACCCCTCGATCGCAAGGTCAGCAAAAATCTCCAAAAGCCCCGCTCTAGCAGCGGCCTCTGGAGCCATGAACGAAGCGCCAGTGCGCGGATCTTGGCGTAACTGAAAGCCTGCGCCTTCACGGCCTTCGACCAGACGCTGACCAGCAGCGGTCAGGTCAACTAGGTTGACTGCCGACTTTTTACCATCTGGGCTAACAACCACAACGCGAGAGTTACGAGCATATTTACTCTGCCGTGCGCGTTGAACAGCCGACTGCAGGAACGACTGAACGTTTAGGAGTGTCTCGGTTCCGTCCGAGCTAATCGAACGAAACAGATCGCCGAAGTCGTCACGAACGACCTGGAACCCGCCGTCCGGTGTATCCTCAATAGATACAGCCGAATCAGGGTTAGAACGTTGCTCGTTAGCGGCCGCGTTCAGCATAGCTTCAGTCATCGCGCCAAAGCGGCGATCATTCCAGTTAGTCTCGCCGAACACGCTCTCAAAGTTAGCGCGAGCCTGCGCTGTGTTATCAAACACGCGGGCGGGATCAGCCTTACGGCCGTATGCGCGAACGATAGTTCGTTGACCTTCAATTGTCTGAGTGCCAGTAGCAAACGTATCAACGTCAGTCTGGTCTTCTGTCCCGTCCTGATCGTCCTGTACATCCATCTCACGGATTTCGACAGACTGCTCTGCTTCGAAGCGACGCTTGCGATCTTCGAGTGCCTTCTCAACGGTGGTCTGTTCGATACGACCGCCTTGCGGCATCAACTTGCTAGCCGCTTGGAAAGCAGCAGGTAAGTTGTCTTGGCTAGTTGCCTCTTCGGAAATAACTCGTCCGTCTCGGTCGAACACCTGAACTACTAAGTCGCCAGGATTGGCCGCGTCTTTTACGGCGCTGTACCCAAGGGCGACCTGTAGCGCCTTGTCAGATGCACCGGCCGCTACTACTTCCTCGACCAAATTGCGGTCGGTGGATACGATCGTGCCGCGCCCAGGGATAAACGAAGCGAAGGCTTCGCTTCCGTTTATCACCAATTCAGAGATTCTGTTTGGGCGAGCCCTGATCTTGGTAGCCTCGCCAGCCACCCAAACAGCCTGTTTGCCGCTAGTCGGGTCGAGCATCGCCCTAAGCTGTGCGTCGATATCACGCTCCGGCTCGGGAGTTGTACCGCCAGAAAAGATATCACCGAACTGTTCTCGGTTGATCTGATCATTGACCCGTTGCTCACGGGCCGTGTCCAACATGCGGCGGGCTTTGTCAAAGACACTGGCGGCTTTCCCAACAACGCCACCAGCCGCATCCCTGATACCTTGTGGAGTACGTGCTGCTGCGTCGCCTACTGCGCCAATAGCACCACCGGCTGCACCGGGAGCCGCACCACCAAAGAAGCCAGCGAATGCTGATTCAGCCAGACGCAAAGACGCGTCTTCGGCTGTGAAGAGCGGGTCAAGGTCAGCACGGTTTGCTACCGCAATACCTTCCTGCGTTAGTTCAGTCGTCGCTTCTATAGCGCCGCCCTGCAACGCACCGGTTCCGATTCGCTTGGCGAAGTTAGCAAAGATTCCGCCTTCTACTGCAGCACGCTTCGTAGCCTGCTCGCCAATAAGTTTAAGCAATGCATATTCGCTGCCTACGCCGATGGCGGCTTGAGGCAGACCGACCGCAGCAGCACGAAGAGCAGTAGCTTCATCGAGAGGTTGACCGGCTTCCAGCGCCTCAGACAGATTGCTGCCAGACATAGGTGCAAATTCAGCGGCGAAACCGCCGCCAATCGCACCGCGCGTAGCAGCTTGCCGAAGTGAGCCGTAGGCCAGCTCAGCTATCTGCTGCTCGGCAGGATCAGCAATACCCTGAACAGTACGATCAACCGAGTCCTTAATAATACGCTTGGCCGCCTGGCGGTTTACCTGATTCAATACACCGCGACCAACAACAGCGGTCAGTGCACCGGTGCCAGCACTAGCGATAGACAAGGCGGCAGACGGAACTACCTGCCCAGTGCCCTTAGCGACCTGCGTAATAAAGCCGCCAAAAGTAGGTTCAGACAGAAACTCTTCGAAGGTCTCTACGCCTTCCAGTGGTACAGCAGCAAACTCTTCGCGCATACGCGCGCTAGCAATGTTATTTGCGGCTGCCTCTTTATCGCCTATAGCCGTATTAAATAACGCACGGAAGTATTCGATATCCGCACCTAGCGCTTCAGCGCCGGTTTGAATACCTGCTCTAAATACATCGCCTGTAGTAGTCGAAACAGGATTAGCTACCTGTCGCTGCCCACGCAGGACTTCCATGCTATCCGGACGTGGGTTAGCCTGGTCTTCCGTATCTAAAACTTCAGAAACACTTCTACGAGGGTTTGCTAGCTCAAAGAAGGCCTGAAAGCGATCTTGTGCCACGAATTACCTACCCTTCGCGTTGTACTCGGCTGCATCCAGGACGAGCTTGTAGACCTGACCATTTAGATTCTGTAAAGCCTTGGCGTCTACTGCTTCATCAACAGGTGCGCCGCGTTCGTCCGTGTAGTAAAAGCGAGTCGGGCGGCCGTTACTGTCTTTCTCTACGCGAACTCGAGCAAGGTCAAAGTCCGTTGATGAGAAGGTATCAACCGCGTCAGCGCGGAAGAAACTAACCAGCGTCTCAATGATTCCGCCTTCTTCCTCTGCTGCAAGTGCAGCAACGGTCGTGCTAAGCGCTGGGCTCATAGCAGTCAATGCGGCTTGACCCTCATCTTTGGTACGAGCATTTAATGCACGGTACATATACGGACCCATAATCGAATTCGTAAACCGGGCAGCTGTAGTGCGGTTTAAGTTTTTTTCGGTTCCGTCTTCGCCAAAGAAGATCTTATTTGAAGCCTCAATAAACTTGGCTCCTAGGTCAACAACCTTATCTGTACGTTCCAAACCGGCTTTTACCAAATCTCTTCGAAGCTCGGATATACGCACATTAAGAGTGGCGCGGTCTATAGCGTTTCGCTCGCGCGCAATAACGTTGCGATCCCGATCGATCTCTGCCGTCTCAAACTGTTGTTGGCTAATGCTGACATTGCCAGTCTCAAATATGTTTGACATCTCCTCAGACATTTGTTTTCTGACGTTGGGATCTTTCTCCGTAGCTAGAATAACGGCACGCGCAAGAGCCCGATCTCGATCATTCAGCCTAAGTAGGCCTTGGACATCAGTTATGCCTTTGTCCCTGAGATCTGATGCAACAGCTGTAGCAATTGCTGGCGAAATGGGAATACGTCCAGCGTTAATATCGCGATCCACCGCACTTGTTGGGCGGTTAGAAACTACTGCAGCGACATTACGAACTTCTGAACGTATGGCGGGGTCTTTAATAGTAATAGAAGTTCTAGTAGTACTACCTGGAACCTTAATTCTTCCGCTGTCAATAAGGTCAAAAACGGCTTTACGCTTAGCTAGCGGGGTCGAATCAAACCCATTAAACACGTTAACAGGGTTCATCCCATTAGCCCGATAGTACTGCTCGACTGCGGCTTTCTCAGCCGGAGACAATTCCTTAAGGGTGTAGTTTTTTCTAGCCTGAGCCACAGCGGGCTGCGACGGACGTTCTCCACGGATATCCGCCATTATGTCAGCCTGACGAGTAAGGCGCTGTTGGGCCGCTCGCTCACCGAAGCCCAAAGCCGTAGCGGCCTCTTCGCCTTTTGCGATGGCTGCAGCTGTAGTATCGGCGATAGCCTGGCCAGTAGCTGCCGGAATGTCCATATTCTCGCCAGTTACACGACGTACATCAGCCATCTGATTTTTAATAGAGCCTAGCTCGGCTTGCGTTACGCCGTGACGGCGCACGAGATACGGTTCTAAACGAGAGGCAGTATCAGGGTCGCCCTGGCGGAGAGAGTACATGTACAGCTCCGTCAGCTCGTTCTTGTTCATACCGTTACCGACAGCTTGGACAGCTGCGGCGTCACTCTTTACTCGACTGTACGCACGCTCGGTAATAGACGGCGGAGCCGCACCAGTTGACTGAGCGGGAGCAGTACGCGATGCCGAAGGAGCAGCAGGAGCCTGGTTATTACGAGGTGCGATGGCACCAGCATTCGTCAGATCGTTCTCGAGCGCGTCGAGAATCTGGTTCTCCTCTTCAGGCGTAGCCGCAGAGGCTAACGCACTAGCGGCAGCTCTGCGAGCACCACCATCTGGTGGTAACGCGCTTAAGACAGTTCTCTTACGGTTGATGCGATCAAGCAACTCATTGCGACCAGCGTCTGCCTTAACACGTCCTTCTTGGGCCCGATAAGTAGTCGGGCTTAAAATTGACGAGTTAGAAGCAACTTGAGTCTGGTAGTACAAGTTGCCTAAATTGGCGAGAGCACCAGCATCAAAGTTCACAACTTCCGAGTCTGGCGCACTCGAACCGTCGCGTGTAACAACACCGCGTGATCCGTCTTTATTACGGACACTTATAGCGTAACCACCATTTGGGAGAGGCTGTATCGCGTCAGCAACAGAACCTTGCGGCAGCTCACCGCTCTTGTTAACAAGGTCAAGACCAAAGCGAATCGCAGTACGGTCGCCAGATTCAATCCCCCTTCGAAGTTTATCCCCGTCAATCGACAGCATGTCGCTGGTAAGAAAACCTGCAGCGTTTGCTCTCTGAATAAATTGATCGTTATCTCGAATAAGAGTCAGACGGTTCGCTTCTTCAACAGCGCGACGATTAGTATCTTCGTCAACAGCAATTTGGCGCTGAAGTAAGCCAAGGCGTTGCTGGCCCTGTTCCAGTTCCTCTTGAGCGAGTTGATTACGAACCCGCTGTTGGCCCATGGCCTGAGCACCTTGAATACCAGCCAGGATCGCACTACCAAGATCTTGTGCCATGACTTACCTCTAGAACGCGAACGCCAGAATGGCCGCTGATGCCAGCGATCCAATCGTGGAGTATGTATTTGCTTTTGACTGCGCTTTGGCCTGGGTGTAGGCATTCTTACGAGCTGTAGCGTCAGCCGCTGCAGAACCAAGTTGCTGCTGCGAAGCCCGATTGACCCCCTGACCAATGTTAATAAGGTCAGAAAGCAGCGCTGTGTTGGATTCACGCTGGGCAATCTTTGCATCATTGACAGCCTGAATCCCGCCGAGGGTATTAGCGCGCTGTAATCGCAACTGCTGCTGTTGCAGTTGAGCAGGAGTCAGTGTTACGCCGTATCGCTGAGCGTTACGAGAGGCAACCCCTTGCGTCAAAGCTGCGGCTACACCTACGTCTTTGCGAGCCTGGTCTATCAATGAACGATCGGTCTGGGCCTTTCGGATCAGCTCTTCCTCGAACCCACGGTAGTTCTGAACGTAGTCCATGTACTCTTGACGAGTAAGATTGGCATACGCTTTTTCAGGATCATCTACATTAGGAAGCGTAACTGGCGCGCGGTTCTGAGTAGCGCCAGTAATCTGCATCTGCTGTTGCAGACGAAGCATTTCTTCTAGGTTTAAAGACAGAGAAGAAGCGGCCATTGCTTAGCCCCCGAAAAATTGCGAATAGCCAAGACGGTTTCTTGCGCCAGTAACTTTGGCGCCTGTAGGATCAACTGGAGTAAAAAAAGTACCTCTAGAAACAGGTTGACCGGTTGCGGCGTCCACTGCATTAGAAGCTGTAGACATATTGTCTAGTCCTTGTGCAACAACCGTACTGCCAATCTGAGCAACCGCAGCCTGCTTGGCCTGAGCAACTTGTTGATTTGCGCGAGCCCTTTCCAAAGCAGTCGACGTAGCAAGTCGGCTAGCCTGCGCCATGCCGCTTTGTGCGTCAGCAGCCTGACCGCGAGCAGTACCGAGCACGCCGGTCTGCATAGTATTTTTAACCTGAGTAGCCGATACGTTTGCGGCCCCAAGCTGACCAGTAAGAGCCTGCGCCATGTCACCAGCAGCGGTCGGGCTGCTAGCTGCCTGATAGCTAGGAGTTGAAAGCGCCTGCATTACATCGGCATTGGCTCGGCCGCGAAGGCTAGACTGAACGTCTTCAGTAAGCGACTTATCGCGCATCTGCTGAAGCAGAGGGTCATACTTCTCTTTGAAGTATTGATACTCAGCCATTGCCACCGAAGCAGAAGCTTTCTCTGCCTCGCTGGGCTTGTAATCAGCTGCTTTCGGTTTGCTGGACACTATAGTTCCCTCGTATACACAACAGTATCAATTGACCAGCCGTGAGCCTCCAAGTGTGACATCAAGCCTAGGAAGGGCGACCTAGTTTCCAGGTAGCTGTACCCCGCCTCGCGCGCCACTCTCTCGAAGAACGACTGGTATTTAGATACCAAGCTATTCCCCTTTTCCTTAGCCCATGCGAGCCAAAGAAACATCGTCTTTTTACCTGTGAAGGTGTCAGTCTCGGTTGTCGAAACGACGAAGCCTTCACTTGTCACCCAAAGCACGGCCTGGTGATTAACGCAGGCCGCGTAAACATCTTCTGCCCGATACGTAAGCGCTTTCGAATTACGTAGTATCTCTTCGACACCGGGCCTTATCCAGTCCCACTCTCTTCTAACGTCGGCTACTACGGGTTCAACCGCCTCTGCCGTAACGATTACGTCGTTGGGAGAATGGTGTGTAAATTCCGCCATACGCTACCTTCCTAGCGATACCAACGTCGGCATTCCTAGCACGACGATCAGCTTGAATGATCCCCTCATTAAAGAGAGAGGAGTAAACCTGTGCGCCAGCAAAATCAGTCCAGTTCTTGCTGGGCAAACGCAGTAGACGGAACAGCGCCCCGTTTACGATCGTGTCCCGGTATTCAGACATCAGCTCGTCATCAGCCGAAATAGAAGTTTGAGTAGGCTTCAGCTGAGCACGGACAATAGTGCTAAGCGCTTTGGTCTCGTTAGGAACTGGAACCATCCAGAACAACGACTGGCTTACTTTTACGTAGTACTCTGGAGTACCGCGATTGTCAGCATCGCGCCAGTTCTGCTTACGCTGCTCAAGGAGATTGGTGCTGATAGGCTCAAGGTCCTTGCCATCATGCACGACCCACATGACTTTATGAACGACCGTACCAGTCGGCGGCTCTAAATCGTATTCATAGATACCAGCGACAGTCGTTACCGCGTCCAGTTCAGCCTGGAGTACAGCGGCTTTCTCGCACAACTCGATGGTAGCTGCTCGAATGTTGTTTTCGATCAGCGTGTCCGGGCAGCCGGGCACCATCGGGATGATTTCAGGGAGCAGCGACTCATAGAGCGCCATGCTGAATTACCCCGCTACTGCCGGAGCCGCCATAGCAAGACGACTGGAGTCAAAGTTAGGCGAGGTCAAAGCATCAAGCTGAGCCTTGCCAGTGATTGACGCCATAAACAACTGGAAGTGCGAAGAGGCGCGTTGCTGATTGCCCGCGTAATCCGCATCCTTCATGTAAGCCATGTAGAGAACGTAGTTCATCACTGCGTTGGCGAAGATATCGGGGATGTCCAAGTTACCGTTCTGCGCCACTGTTACAGGGTTAGCCGAGTAGATGATCTCGACAAACGAGCTAGCGGCCGTTGCCACGCCCGGATACACGTAGAAGTTACGCGGGTTTTGCTCGTCATAGATGTAGTGCTTTACGACCGTTGTATGGGCCGCGTCGCCCGTAACGAGAGGGTCGTGCCAGTCGGGAGTCTGAGCATCGAGAACTTCACGAGACACGATGCGGACAGCGCGCTTACCAACACCGTTGGAAGCAGCCGACATATTACGAACCACCCGAAGTAGGCGATTGCCGTCACTAGGGATGTCCTGTTTCGTACCGGCAGCGAGAGTGACGGTTACGTTCTTAGCAGAAGCATCTGGCTTAAGGAGCGCGATCTCCCGCTGGGCGTCATTGACCCAGAGTACGAGCTCATCCACTACGGGCCAACGGACACCGGTGGTGTCCTGAAGGGTCTTTTGGACCCGGTCAATAACGCTTTGTACGGTGACAGCCATGGTCTACCTCACGAGTGTAGGAACGCCTCCCAAGCCGCTTCCCGGTCTTCGGTACTAACTGTACGCCCGACGACACGGTTAACCGCCGAGGCTTTGGGCGTCCCATCAGCCTTAAAATCTTCTGGATCGGCAAACTGTACGATTTTTTCGATCCCGTTAATCACATCATCAAGAGTCTTGAACTCTTCAAACGCCTCAACATCAGCGGCCTTTGCCTCTGGTTGAGCCACCGGTTTAGCAACCGGCTCAGGTTCCTTTGCTACACCGACCTGTTTGGCTCCGAGTTGTAAGGCGAGTAAGCCGATTTCGTCGGACACTTCGCGCTCAACACCTGGAAAAAACAGTACGCATGCACCACTTAAAGTGGCTACCCGAATCTCTCGGTCTGCAATGACCTTCACGGAACCTCCTGGTTTGAAAGAGTAGGGGACCCCCTCCGAAGAGAGGGCCCCCTCACGACTTAGACGGCCGTGTCGAGGCAGATCACGCCGAAGTCCTGGACGGACCCGTTGTAATCGCTGTTGTACTTCGGCTTACGGAGACCGAAGATCTTACCGATCGAGATACCAGACTGGTTCTGGTAATCGAAGGTGTCTTCGACGATTTCCGGCAGACCGATGTCAGCCATCGCAAGCGCCTGAGCGCCACAGAACAGAGCACGACCACCAACAACGTTGGCGTTAGCACCCCACTTGTAGCCAGCGGCACCGGCGTTAGCCGAGGTACCCGTGGTCGCGCCAGCGGTGTTAAACACATGGCGGAACTCGTGCACCATCACGCCGTCGACCATCAACGAGCTCGAGCCAGCGAAGAGCTGGTTGCTCGGACCACGGATGCCAGCGTTACGAACGTTGGCAAGGAAGTCCGAATCGAGCTTGAGGGCAGCCATCTGCTGCGGCGTCACGAAGAGGTGGAACACCTCATCGTTGCCAGCGCCACGGACACCACGGATGTAGTTGTCCTTCGCGTAAGCCTTGAGGTCAACGATGTGCCGATACTTCAGCTTGTCCGCCGAAGTGATGGCGGTCGTGTCACCGGCGACAATGGTGTCACCCGAAACGCGACGATGACGGGCAGCGGTCGGGGCCGACACGTCCGAGGCGAACTCGAGGTTCGACAGGTTCTGGCCAGAGGCCAAAACGCTGCGGAGACCACCGCTCGTCTTGTGCGTGTAAGCAACACCGGCGAGCGTCAAGAACGCAAGCTGGTCCATACGATCGGCCATCGCGTAGGCGAGGGCGTCACGGCTGGTCTCACGGAAGTTCACGACCGACTTCTGGTCAGCGAGGCGACCCGCGATGCGGTTCGCAAAGCGCAGCTGATCGAGCTCGATGGTGATGTCGTAAGCGCGGAGCGCCTCTTCGTTACCCTCGAGCGTGCTGTCGCCCGTCACGCCGTCGCCAGTCATATCGGCGAGCAACGTGATGACAGCCTTCGTGCCCTTGTCTGACTTCGTCAGCTCGGTCACGCGCTGGATCATTGCATTGGAACCCGAACCAGCGAACTGGTTCACAAACGACATATTGCGAGCGACGCGCCAGAAATCACGGCTCCACGCCGTGAGTTGTTCACTAGTCAGCGCCGCAAAGTTAGTAAGAGCCATTTGGCTTCTCCTTCATATTGCGTTACAAAATCTAGTAATGCACATGCATTACCAGCCTATAGCCGACTTGTGGTGCGGCTAAACCGTTTCCCCGTATCGTGGGGTCACGACTTAGCGCGTATTAACGAGGCGCGACCTCGGCATGTTTTACGCCAATGCATGGCGAAATCAGCACGTTTTTTACGTGTGCGACACGGCTGGATATCGTTCCAACGGACGAGTTCAGTTGTAGATTAACAACAGCGTATAAAGTTCGCAACTATTTAATAGGAATATTTCTTCTTGGCCGACTTCTTAGCGGGCTTTTTAGCGCTGTGAGTCTTGCCCGGCATCATCGTACCGTCCGGCATGCGGTGCATCGGGCCCTTTCCGCCTTTCTTCTTCGCCTTCATACGTCTATCTCCTTGAGTTAACGGTACCGCGCTGTCTTCTTCGCGATACGCTTTGGTTGCTTCGAGAACTGCTCGCCCTTAGCAAGCGAACGCCGCTTGTTGCGGGTGGTAGCAGCATACTCCTGCGGGGACAGCGCCTGCCGAGCTTTCTTCGGCAGGTACCGTTCGCCAGTCGCCTTCGGGCCTTGGGTGCTGTTCTTACCAGAACGTGTGCCCCATTCCTCCCGAGTCCACTTCTTGAGGGACTTCTGTGACTTGGCTAACCCCATGGACTAATCCTTCTTCATCTTACGAAGAGTCATAGCCAAGCGGGCGCGCTGGCCAGTCTTACCCGGCTTCTTAGCCGCTGCACGCAGTTCTTTAGCCGGAATCTTCTCACCCTTTTTGACGCCCATGCTCTTACGCAGGGCACCTGGCTTCTTGATCGCGTCCTTGATCCAGTTCTTAGCCATTACTTATAGCCTCCGCCTGATTTTTTGTACTCGACCGCAAGCATCTGTGCTTTGCGGGCGCTCCATTGGCCTGGCTTTCCGCCTTTGCCACCAGCTTTGATGCGCTCAAATATCTGTTTACGCATCGTCGGCTTGGTGTAATTACCAGCGGCATTGACCTTTGACTTGGCCTTAGCCATTACCACTTCACCTTATCGGCCCAGTACGCTGCAGACATCTTGCCCTTAGCAATATTCTTAGCGTGGCGCGCCTTAAAGGACTCGCGGCGGTTGCGATAAGACTCAGACTCCCCCTTTTTACGGGGGGAGCCACTCACGCCTTGCTGGCCGAAGCGAATCGTCTTCACTTGATCGCCCGACTTGGCCACAACTACGTGGCTTTTGGTCGGGTGGCTCGGTGTACGCTTAGGTTTGTTGTAGCCAGAGACACCGGCTCGGGCTAAACGTGAGTCGCGGGTAGCCATTAGATAACATCACCTCTTAATCGCTTGAGGGTAGCGGCCGGAAGAGCGTTGAACTCCTCTTCCGTCAGCTGCATGACGTCAAACGCCTTCTCTCCACGCGCGGCAGAGCTTTCACCCGGCATATCAGGCGGCTGAGACTCAGCAGCCTTCATCTTACGGGCAATATCAGCGCGCTTTTTAGCGACTTCATCAACCACAGCGGCCTTCGTCTGGGTCGGAGCAGACGCCAGAGACGGCTCTACCGGTGCGCCTGGGTCCAAACCGTACTCGCGGATGACGAACTTAGCCGCTTTTGACAGCGCAGCTACCGGATTGTCACCCTTCACGATGAATGCATCGCG